GTACGTCCTTCAGGGTAACGTGCACCTACACGCATTTCTTGATTAAGAAGCGTCTGTTCTGTGAATGCACCTTGCGGTAAGTTTAGTTCTACGCGACGAACGCCCGCTGGGTTGTTTGTGCGTATAACTGCATCGCCACCAAGCATAAGTTCTTGTACGTCGGAAGGAAGAACAATAGGAGCCTGAACAGATTTCTCTGCAGCCTCCATAGCAAGAAGTGCAAAACGGTTGCGAAGCAACTGAATACCAATAATGTCATCAAACTGACCACGCATCTCGCCATCAACAGATGGCTTACGAGCGCAGACAATCATCATTTTACCCAAAGGATTTTTAGCCTGGGATAAAACCAGGTTACTCTTTGTTGGTAAATAAACTACTGACTGGTCTTTGTCATAGTAGCGAATCATTTCAACCTGTTGAGTTAAAGATTGCTCATAGCGTAATTTGCCAAGCAAGTCATACTCAAATTCAGGGAACAAGGAAACAAGTTCGCCCAATGTCATCGTGTAACGTTTTGCAAAAGCAACGCAACGTCCGTAGCGGTCAAACTCAGGGTAAGCCCCTATTGGGTTTTCTAGGCGTATGCGAGGCAGTTTTGCTTCTTCATCCAGTTCAATTATGAACGGGAGGAATCCATATGTGAGGTACCAGTCTGCACCTTGATACATTTGTACAGATAAATCTGAGTGAGCAAAATAATTAGAGGCAATGCGAGTGCGTGTATCAGCAAACTTGCGAGCACGGTCAGAAACCGAATTCGCCGCGTTACAGTTAACTGCTGGTAGTGGTGCCATAACCTCTGAAAGGTCTCGCGCCACAATATCAACAAAATTTGCCACGACATTGGCATCTACCCCATCTGGAAAGAAGTCAGGATATACGCTAGCAATCTGACCTTTGCGAACAGCAAGGACGTCTAGATTACGAGCATCCCTGTCTGAGGCGCGGTAGCGAAGAGATTCGACTCGCGCTGCTACCTGTTCGATTGAAAGTGTCATAGGTTCCTATCCGTATATATCTTGCCATTGCTCTGCAAAGGCTTCGTCAAGATTAATTGTTGTTCTGCGGTAAGTTTGAGCCTTGGTAGCCCAACGATTATGTACCCAGCGTTGCTGAGAAGTTCCTTGTTGCATCATCTCACGTATGCGGATGACGGCAAACCAAAGAGCCATAACACAGTCAGTAGCGTTTTTGGTATCAGGCTTCCAAGTAATCAATTGCTGTACTAGCGCCTTAAGACCTTCGCTACCTTCGTTGCTAGGTAGTTCTATTAAATTATTATCTTGGAATCTTCCATCTCTAAGACTGCCGAAAAGACCTGACATAGAAGCCACACCAAAGTTAGTATCCCACTTATTTTTACCAGTAAAGTGAGAGTTGAGTTGGCAGCCATACATCGAGAGCCAGTTGCGCAATTCGTCGTCGAGTGCGTAGGCTTTCTGATGGGCATTTATTTCAATCCTTAGTTCTTGTGCTTTGTATCTTTGTACCCAATCTTCTATAAGAGTACGAATCTTTGCGGGGGTAGGGTCGGTCATATTTACACAATCAAGAATATAAATCATTCCGTCAGCCTTGTTGTAAGTTGTTACAACGGCTGCGGTATTACCAGTCATAGCAGGGTCTAGCCCTATAACGGTATACCCCTCGACTTGTTGTGGATGACCTGCAGCGCCTGGTTTAAGTGGGCCACGCTTTCGCATACCATTGACGCATCCTGCAACCGCTGCTGGCGGAAATATTGCGTCCTCTGTAACATCCTCTTGCTGATAGACCATAGCCCATATAGAGGGAGCAACTTCGCTTCTTCTTGTAAAGAGAGCGGGGCCATCCCACTTTGGGTAAAGTCCTTCGGCATCAGGGCTATCTTCTCCACCTTCAGGGCGGTCAGTTTTTGCCCATAGAGTTTTCCAGTTTTCTGGCTTCTCATCAAACTCGAGGACTGCTGGCATCGCACAATAAGTGAAAGGCGATTTCCCACCAGTCCAGTTAGAGCCGTCCCTTATCTGTTTGTATAAGTCGACAGGAGCAACACGGGTTCCTACGATTAATAGTCGCCCGTGTCGTCCCAAACGCGTGATGACTTCTTTTTGAAGCCATTCAATTTGCTTCTCCCACTCGTGGGAATTTGAGTTCATCACGACATCATCAAGGATAATCAGGTCAGCGCGAGCACCATAGATTTGGCTGCCAAAGCCCAAGGCTTGAACCGTAGGGTCTTTCTCGCCAGAGTCACGACCTGTACCTAGATAAATCATATCGGCGGACCACGTAGGCGAGTCCGCTTTATAGCCTCCATTAGGACCAAAGGCAGTCTGGAGTTTAATCCAGGAAGGATGGCTTAGCCTAGTCTTAATTGCTGAAAGAAACTTACGTGCCATACCCTGGGTCTTTGAAACTAAAATAATTCTTATATTCGGGTCGGTAGCAATTCGGTAGGTGACATAGTTGATGGTCAGTACCGTGGACTTAGCGTGCTCAGGGGGAACGTTAATCAGGACTCGGTTATCAGCGCCCTTTTCAAAAATCATACTAGGGTGGACCCAGCGGGGCTCACGACCTTCAATCAGGTCAACCCAGTCAAGTTGATGTGGGAACAACTTGGTGTCTAGGAACTGCTCAGAGAATTCCTCAAAGGTAATATCTTTTAGATTCTTAAAGTCGGCCTTAACGCCCTTGCCCTCTAGGCGGGCCTTGTCGGCTCTTTCCTTAAAGTCAGGGCTAGCCATCGTCCATTGACGGAAGGTAACCTCGTTTCGGTTAACTGACTCCATAGCCGCCTTGATGGTGCTACCTTGGCTCAGTTGAAGCAGTACCCGCTCCATAGCCTCGCCCTTTGGGATGTCCGTCTTACCCGACTTTCGACCCACTAAGTACCCCCATTAAAAACTACTATAAACGCCCCTCTATAAACGGTCAGAATATGGGCACCTAGGTCTATATTATATAATATATATATATATTATATATAGTCGCGTAGCCCGCAAGAGGCGGAGCGACGCTCCGTATAGATATATAAATATCTATACATATAAGAAAACCTGTTCAAATCGTAAAACCGAACAGATTTATATAAAGTATTTTTAAAATATATTAATATTCGCCCTTTGGGCGATAAAAGTCCTGTTCAGAGGTATATAGGGCGAATATAACAGAAATATTTTGGGTGAGTATATAGTATATATATACGACGATTTAATATAGTGTGGGGTCAAACCTCTCTGACTGGTGGGCTTGGTCTGACTGTAGGTCTTCCCCGAGGAGGTCCTCTCTTTTCTTAAGGCATAAAGTAATCATCTATAGTTATTTAAGTCCGACTTCTAGGGTAATAATAAGAATAAAGAGCAAGTAATGGAAGTTTAAGCGGGAGGTGACTATCTCCCCGTAGGTTATCTCGGGGGGAATAATCGATAGATAATCCATAACCCTAGACCTATAGTAAAGAGTTAGAGTTCTAATCAGGGGAAGAATAGGGGGAATCGTTCGAACATCTGTTCGAGTAAAAATGTGATGCAACTCACTAAAAATACCCTTGACTAGTTAGGGCTTAAGGCGTAAAGTTCCACTTATAAGCGTGAAATACACGCTAAGACAGGAGCCAAGAAAATGACTAAAAAAGATTACGAACTAATAGCCCGCTCAATTTTCGTAGATAGAGAGACAGTTGAAGAAAGCCAGAAGAAAGTAGTTGATTTTGTAGCCAAGGGCTTGGCGCATCAATTGAAGGCGATGAACCCTCGATTTGATTCAATTCGTTTTCTAATTGCTTGCGGTGCTATTGAGAAATAGGCGAAACCCCCTAACGGGGGTCTTGGATAGGGTGGCCCCCTACCAACTGAAGAGCCAAGCCAAGAAGACAGGAGAAGAAAATCGTGATTAATTGCTTACCGCGCAACTGGCGCAAAATGTCAGAAAAAGAAAAAGACGAGTTCATAAACTACGGCGAACAAATCGCCGACAGGGTGGCAGAATTACACCGCAGGGGTTATGTCTGGAAAACTAAGGGGGCAAAATAATGACCAGCGCAACACTAGAGAAGACCGAGAGACTATCGAACATCGCTAGCGCTCTCGAAAATGCTCACGAGATTATCAGAGAGAAAACAGGCGCCCCCCGCGCCACGATTCTAGTTAATCGTAAGACAGGGCGCACGATGGGCCACTTTACGCACGCCAAAATCTGGAAATCGGGCGAGGATAATTTCCACGAGATAATGATAAGCGCGAACTATTTCGAGCGAGGAGCGCGGGCGGTATTAGGAACCCTCCTCCACGAGGTGGCCCATTCCCTAGACCTACAGGCGGGAATTAAGGGCGTGAGCGGGGATGGGTATCATAATCAAAAGTTCAAAGCCACAGCCGAGGCGCTAGGTCTTACCATCACACAGGCCAAGGGTATCGGCTGGAGCAACACCGAGGTGAGCGACGAGTGCGCCACTAGATGGGCAGATGCCTTAGCCCTAATCGAGGAGGCGCTCTCACTTATGGCAGACTCGGAGCAAGTTAAGAAGGGCGCGGGAAGAAATAAGAATCTCAAATCTGCCCGATGCGGTTGCGGTGGCGTTATCCGCCTCTCGGCCTCGGTCCTTGAAAAGTCCCGCCCGATGTGCCAGAATTGCGGAGAAGAGTTTAAAGCGTAAGGCGAAACCTAGCCCCGAGAAATCGGGGCGAAGGTCTTAGGGTGAGCGCCCTAACTGATGAGCCTAAGAAACTTTCAGACTTAAGACAGGAGAAAAGAAAATGACTATAGAAACACAGACAGAAACGGTTAGCGATATGGCAAAGCGCTTTATTCTAGCCGAGCAATTCGCCACCGAATGGATGATGGTGGCAGAAAATGACGAAGAAACACACACCGAATTAATGCGAGAGGCGCGAGAGGCCGAGGGTATGGTGGCCTTATCGGATAAGTTGCGCGAAGAATGGGAAACACTAGCGGAGCAAGTGAGCGACCTCGTAAGAGATAAAATCAGCGAGACCGCCTCGCTCTTTATCGGTCAAATACTAAAGGGCCAAGGCTCTCTTCCTTTCGACATCATCGCAAGAGAAACACTACACAATTTAGGGAACTCACTACTTAAGACAGGAGAAATGAAATGATAAAGTATCTTAACAAATGGCAAGAAGTAGCAGACACAGCAGCGCAGACAGGGAACGGGGCGCTCGAACTATGGGCAAGCCTCGCACTCGTCGCGCCTTTCGCGGTAATCGTTGGAGCCTTGCTAGTTGGCGGGTTCTTTCTAAAAGAATGGCTAAGTGATAATTACTACATCTAAAAACTATGTGAGGCAACTCACAGCCCCGCACCCTTTACAGAGGGCGAATTGAGCGAGACAATAACGGGGCACGAGTAAGGCGGGAGAGTCTCGCTTTACTACTTAAGACAGGAGATAAACAAAATGGCAACACGAAGCAACATCGGAGCAAGGCAACAAGACGGGACTATAAAGGCAATTTATTGCCATTGGGACGGATACCCAGAGGGCGTGGGCGCAGCATTAACGGAGCATTACAGCGACCCCGCAAAGGTTGAAGCCCTTTTAAATCTCGGAGACATCTCGGGAGTCAACGACACCGAACCCGAAAATATAGACTCATACGCAAAGCGTGGAGAGACAGGGACAGAGGCGCGAACATTCCAAACATTCGAAGAGTGGGAGCAATACGCTGCAAACCAATGGGCAGAATACTTACACCTTTACGAAGGTGGAAAGTGGACAAGTTTACCAGTTAAAGTTATGGCTTAAGACAGGAGATATGAAAATGAAAGAGCACTATTTTATAGTCAAGTGGAGCAAAGAAAACGGGTGGGAAATAGACCCCGCAACGGAAGAAGTTCGATTCCCTGATGGCACAGTATGGAACGGGCAGGAGTGGGAGTTGCCTTATCTAGGAGACAGCAACTACAACGACAACAACGACCTTATTGGGCAGGATTTAGAAATAATCCTAACGCAAGCCAACGAAAGAGAGGGAGAGAAATGAAAGACTACAACTATTACACCGTCTCGCTTAACAATAGAAACCTAGGCAACGGAGCAACAGGCGGAGCGATTACTTACTCACCCGTTATGTGTGGCGACTGCCTAGCACCCTTAACAGAGTGTGCGCACAATTATATCTTAAGACAGGAGAAATGAAATGGCTAACTACACAACGATAGGAGAACTGATAGAACACTTGAAGGGAGAGGATTCTAACGCCCCGATTATCTATCAGTATTACTTGGCAGAACACTTTAATATTTCTGAAGAGGTATTTGGGCAGGTTGCTGGAGATTTTGATTCTCTAATTCCTTGCTCTGATTCATACGAGGTTATATCAAGGGAGATAGATAGCAAGAGGGAGGAAGCAAATGTCTAGCCATTTATGTACTAAATGCCATACATTCTGGGATGAATCAGAAATAGTATGGCGTGATGAATTAGACCTAAAACCTTGCTGTATAGAATGCTTTAACGACTATCAAGGAGGCGGGAAATGAGTAAAAAGTGTTATATATGCGGAGATAAAGCCAGACACGAAGCCTATCAACCTGACTACGGAGCAGATGGCGAGTATAACAAATGGGATAACCGCTTGATGTGTTGCTACTGCTCAACAATGGACACTAACGAGAAGGGTCTATGCGCTGAGTGTGTAAGAGATAAGGAGTTAGTCAATGCGTAAATGGATAGTAATCACAGAGGTAGAAAGCGAGATAGACCCCGCTTTATTTAACTATGTAAATGGCACTACTTTAATCTCATCACTTCTAAAGGAGGAGAATTAATTATGGAAACGCTTAAAGAAATCTTGACAGGCTTACACTTAGGCGGTATCTTCGCACTATTACAAATGACTCTCTATACTTTAATCCTATTCGCTGTAGCGGTGGGGTTCTGGTGGGGTTCAATAGTAATCAATGACCTAATCAAACGACTTAAGACAGGAGCAAGGAAATGAAAGCAAAGCAACTAATCGAGTATATAAATAATCGTTATACATCTGAGCAAGAGGTGATGGGATTCGTTCTCGGTTCAGAATATAAAGAAATGAAAGCCGACCTATGGCGCAAGGCTGTAGAAATATGGGATGATGAAGACATTAGAAACTTATTTAAAGACCGCATTCAAGACATACTTATTGACGCAGAGATTCAACTTTACAAAGAAACAAGGGCAGAGGAAGCGGTAGATTCCTACCTCGCAGACTTAGCAGAGAAGGAACTCGAGAATGAAAACTCATAGAGTTGTTTACGAATTGAAGGGAGTTCGCATCATAGATGTAAATACAAAGGGCGAACTTCCTGAGAACTTTAATGTCTTAAGTCTTGAAGAGCAAGACGAGTGGCTCTATGAAAATCAAGAGTTTTCGGTTCTTCATAGTCAAGACATCGACTATGGTAAAGCGGTCTCTATCATAGAACTAAGGCGCGATTTAAGGGTGGTGTCGTGATGGCACAAGAGTCATTAACAGTTCCCCCGAACTGGCACGAGCAAGCCTCTTGCGGTAGCCACCCTGACCCTGAACTATGGTGGTATTATTTCTATAAGATAGAAGACGAAAAGAAACTTCAAACCTTAAGAATGGCTGAAGCCATATCGATTTGTAATCAATGCCCCGTGCGAGAGTTATGTCTTAAGCAAGGACTAGAGGATGAGAATCTACATCTTGGCTCTATCTGGGGCGGGCTTACAGCATTTGAGCGTAGGATTATGGCTAAAAAAACTATGAACTTAAAGTTAATTCAGAGCGAAAGGCATATGACTATGCGAGTTAGAAAGAAAGTTGGTAGAATTGCGTAATGAAAACGAGCCCTATTGCGGTGGGTGTGGTGGCTGGCGTGATACTCATAGCGAGTGCGCCACCCCTACTCCAACCCTTAATCAAAGACAGAGCGCCGATAATCGAAGAAAGAAATCAAGCAACAATGGAAGAGAAGAGGGCAAATAAAGCCCTAGCAAAACGCTACGCTTGGGCAGGTTATGGGTGGCGTAATATGGAATGGAGATGTCTTGATTATATATTTACTAAGGAGGCTCGCTATGACCATCTGGCGAAGAACAAACAAGGTTCCTCGGCATTTGGTATTGCTCAAAGACTTAAGGAAACTAGCAAAGAGCCCGCAATTCAAATCCTCCACGCATACAAATATATCCAACACAGATACAAAACCCCGTGTGAAGCAATGAAACATCACTTAAGACACAACAATTACTGATGCTAGACTTACGAGGCGAGCCGATATTAGTCTGTATATGTGGCAGTAAGATGTGGAATATTACAGTTATGTGGGACGAAGAGACCAGAGCCATAGGCTGGTATGACTTAAGACAAGAATGTAAAGAGTGCGGTGCTATAGCAACCGCTCCAACCGAGATAGACTAGGACTATGCCAACATACGAATACAGATGTGAGGAATGTAAATCATACCAAGAAACGCAGATTCATTTTGAGGTTGGACCCGAATGTATCGTGTGCTATCGCACTATGAAACGAGTCTGGTCTGCCCCAGCAGTTCAATTCAAGGGCAGTGGATTCTATAAAACAGATAACCAAAACTAATCTTCAGGGGGAGGACTTACTTCAGATACAACCTCGGATTCTTCCTCTTCCTTTTCTGGCAAGTCATAGTCAGGGAAGGGTTTAAAGCCACCAATTTTTCTGATGAGTCTATTAACAGCACGCTTGTGCCGCATACGAGCGGCATCTTCTGAGCCCAAACTTAAGAGGTTAGCGATTTCTCTAAAGTCTAAACTCTCGGCGTGGCGCATAAACAAAATCTTTCTATCCTCTTTGCCTAACTTCCAATAAACATAATCAACTTCTATCATCATCGCCATTAAATTACCGCCTTCAGCGGGAGCAGAGGGGCGACCAGTTCTTCCAAGATTTAATTTATGTGTTGAGTTAAACTCACCTCTTAAGACAGGAGAAAGCAAAGCCTCTACTACTTCAGGGGCGTAGTAATAAAGGTCAGAGATATCATAGCCAACAGACTTAGCCTTCCATCTCTGGCAGTAATCTAAAGCCTGATTCCGTAGGCTACGATAGATTAAATTCTTAGCATCCTTATCTCCCTTAGCCTCCCACTCATCTAACTTCCTAGGGTGTTCAGCAAACCACTGATAAAGAATCTGTCTTAAGTCATCAACTTCAACCATCTCAAATTTACGAGAGTATTCTAGCGCGACAGCATCAACTATATACTGCCAAGGTTCAATGCGTTCCCAGTTCATAGTAGTTTAGTTCCCCATTTGATATTTAATAACCCAATTTTTTTCATTCGGCTATTGGTATTTTGAAACTCGGTAGTTATGGGCAACCATTTATCTTGCCATTTCATATCAAGTTCATTCTTAAGTATGGAATCAAGGTCAAAAAAATATACCCCTTGCGGGGTGTAGTTCACATAGCAAGGCGTGTAAGATAACTTACCTGCCTCGGTAATAAGAAAATCATATTTATATTTCTCAATAAGCAATTCATCGTAGTGAGTATTTCGCGACTTAAGTTCTATAAATAATTTATTCTCATCTGACTGGCAGTCAAAACCGTCGAACTCAGACTCGGAGCGTAGTAAATCAGGATAAAGATTACCTTTGAGCCATTCGAATAGTTCAGGTTCTTTCATAAATTCCTATGTTCCTTTGTCTCGGATAGCAGATTTTCTATTGTAATTAAATAACCTTTAGATTTATTAGGCGGTATCTCGCAAGTAATCTCTCTTCCGTATTTAGCAACAGCACTTCTTAAGACTTCAGTTAAGACTATATGAACAGAACTTTCTAAAACAAATGCCCAGTAGGATGCTTGACTAACAGATAGCCCAGAGGGCTCCCAAGAATCTGAATTGTTATACCAACACTCAACTTCTATATAGACATTATTTGTTTGGTGCCAGCGTCTATCTCGTTTAACTTCGACAGTCTTACCACCAGTAAGTAGTTCATCTACTAATGATTCACCTACCCTGCCATAAGAAAAATCTAAATCAAACGAAGAGTTCTTCACTTCTCACTATCCCATTGCTGTCTTAAGACTAGAAGGCCGATGATGGCATAGTTAGCCAAGTCTTTGAAGGAGTCTTCGAGCGACTCGTATTGTGGGTTGTAGATTCCTTTATCGACGAGGTTGTTAATGCGGGCAAGTTTGTCCCACATACGAACTCGCAGTCCATTGATAGGACCACCTGGAGATTCACTGATGTTCTTTGGACCGTAATCAAAGTGTTTTTGTAATAATAAAATCTTGAGTTCACTGAAAGTCTCTTCTACATTTTGGACGAAAGCAGGGGGATTACTATTGTTAGGGTTAGAATTCCCTTCTCTGATTTTGTTTGCGTAATCTGATAACCCATTCTTGTTAGGTGCTCTGTAATCTGCCATACTTCTTCACTCTCCGCTTTCGTCAGTTTCATTGGGCTTGCTTTCTTCTAGTAGTTTCTTAAGACTTGAATCAAACCTTAACATTTCAGAACCAACCACCACTTCCTCAATAAGGTCATCCAAGACATCACTACCAGTCTCAGCAGCATAAAGTGTAACATAAGTTGACTGGGTTATTTGTCTGATTTGCTTCGGTTCGTCCGCGTTTTCAAAGAGAAATCTCAGTAGGCTTCCCACTAAAAGCCTTACCCCATTGGGCAAGATAAGGGCTGGGTTGAACTCGTCCTCATCCTCAAGGTTATGGTCTATCATTTCAAAGATATTATCAAAATGCTCCCCACATTTATCACAATACAGGTCTTCCTCATACATCATTGAATCTTCTGTCTAATTGCTTCCGCCCCATTTGCAATATAGAATGAGTTAACATCTTCTCCGTCGGGGAATTGGACGACAGTAACAGGGAGTTCTCTTGCAAGTGAGTTGGCAAACTCCTTGCCTGGCTGGTCTCCGTCCGCAAAGACAAAGACTCTTTCGAAATCGGCGAGGAGTCTCGTGTAATGTTTCTTCCAACTATTAGCCCCTGGAACACCAATACAAGGAATACCGACACAGGAAGACATAGTAATAGTATCCAATTCACCTTCACAAACACCAATAAAATCACCAGCCCGCTCAATATCAAGAACATTATACATTTTAGTATCAGCGCCAGTGAGTCCCATATACTTAGGCTCCACTGCAGGATTGAGCGAACGAAACCGTAAATCCACAACACCAGTTTTAGTAACATAAGGGATACTTAACCTTCCTTGATATGCCTCGTGGCCTACTTCAGCCTCTGCGACTACGCCTAATCGAGCCAGCCGTGCTGTCTCCATTGATATACCTCTGCTTTTGAGGTAATCTTCCGCCTGATAAATGCTTGCTGTGTACTTGTCCGTTGCTCGTCCCAACAATTCCTTCTGCAATCCGCTTTGCTTCATTGATATTCACATTCTCCTGTCTGGCTATGATTTGTAAACTGTTTCCCTGCACTCCGCAGGCAAAACAGATGAAGATATTTTTACTGAGGTTGGCTGTACCGCTTTGGTGAGTGTCCGAGTGGAAAGGACAACGGAGATTAACTTGCCCGTTGGTTGCTCGAAGATTTGCTCCATAGTGACGGAGTACTTCCGCGATACTAGGTAAGTCATTTACTTCCTCTCGTCTAACCATTGTTCCAAATCCTGTATAACCCAAGCCTTTTCTATGCCTGCGTTGCGACGTTTAACTATAACAAAGGCAGGTGGTTCTGTCTTAAGACCGCGAGCCTTTGTATAGTTCTTTGTTTCTACCTGAGCCTCGTCCCAGAAGGCAGGTAGGTCTAACTTCTTTCTATTCTTAAGTTCTAAGATGTATGTTTTGCCAGCAACGATAGCGACAAGGTCGCCTTCATCTTTGGCTCCAGTCTTGGTAAGACGTTCGCATACAGCACCCATAGCCCTGAACCATTTCATTACATCGGTCTCAAACTGGGCGCCCTTGCGTCCATTGGGATTAGCCATAATAAAATTCGAATCCAATGTAAACAAAAATTAAATCTATATCAATGTAATTACGATGTAAAGAAATACCCAGAGCAATTCTATTAAAAGAAAACCCTGCAGTAAACCATAAACGTTTAGTTAGTCTTTTATTAATTGATGATTTAGTAAGCACTTTTATCCTTTTCTAGTATGCGTATTGCCCAGTCTAGTCCATCCTGGACACCTTGTGTGTATTCATCTTTGACTTGCGGTTTGGCATCATTAATCTTTTGTATGCACTTGGCATTATGTCTTAAGTATTCAGCCTGAGCCATCTCTTTGGCGTGAATCTCTAAGTAATCGTCATCCATAATCGCTCCTATGCGTTCTCTGGTATGTCTTCAATATACATATATTCAGGATTAAAGGCTAACCACGCATTGAGGTTCGCGTTAGCATCCGCTCTACCATACCTGTTCTTGACTGGCGCAACTGCCATTGCAGTTCCGACAACTCCGAGAGTACAGATAAGCGCTGGGAGTTGAGCAACCTTTCCTTGGAGAGCAGACCTCGGCTGACACGGTTTTCCTTCGACAGCCTCTGACGTATGATGTAATACGATAACCGCAGCATTAGTCGCTCTAGCAAGATACTTCAACTCCTTCATTATCGCTCGCATTGATGCGAACTCCTCGCCACCATCGGTGGCTACATCCATAAGGTTATCAACAAATATTGCTACAGGAGGGCAACCCCAGAGTTCTTCAAAGGCTTGAACCTCTTCGTCTATATCAACCAGACTAGGGCTAGATTCAAAAGACCATACGATATGACTTCCCTTTGCTAGAACAGCCTTAGTCCAACCTAAGTCAGTCTGTAATAAATGCTCTACATCAGTCTGATTCTTACCGCTAATCATTGATGCTAGGCGCATAGCCATAGTATGAGCATTAGTATCTGCTGAGATATAAAGACTTGGAACTTTCATCTTAAGTGCTAAACCTAAGGCAAGTGTTGACTTACCTACACCTGGAGTTCCTGCCATCATAGAGACTTCTGCTCTACGAAATATAATTTTATTATTCTCAAATGCTTTGAACACAGCGGGCAACGGTTCACCGCCTATGTCAGTTCTACCTACTGACCTTGCTAAAGTTTTCATCTTGCTCCTGTCTTAAGTTGAAACCACTCACTACCTTCCCCGAACAGCAAGTGGTTTCAATTCGTTAGATTAGTTAGTTAACTGGTTTGCATTGGTCAACACCCTGTGGTTGAGGGCAAGACCAGAATGCATATGGTTGTCCATTCTTTTTACTTATGCCACTTCGAAACACTCGAGGTCCGTGAATACAGGTAGGGGATGCTTGCTTTGCCTGGTCTGGAATTGAGGATGCTGGTGGCGGAGTGACGGGAGTTGAAGCGGGCGTCACTAAAGGGAGTGTTGTGTACGCTGCCTGAACCATCTTAGCAGTTGCTGCTATTTGAGTTGAGTAGTTAGATACGCCTTCTAGTAAGACGCTAAGTTCGTCAGCGGTATTAGCGCGGACGTTAATCATATCGGCATCCTTAGATGCAGATGATTTGATGGAGACTTGAATCTTCCAATCGTCGTTGTTCATTTATTCTCTTTCGTAAATGTGCAGTGTTCCGTGAGTCCACAGTAACTGCAACTGGATAGGTTAGGAAGAAATATACCAGCCTTACGGGCTTTATCAAAGCCAGACACCAAGTATTCTAAAGTGTCGATGGTATATCTACTTAGGTCAATCATCTCTCCTGTCCCAGAGTCTCTGGACATCCAGTAGTTTCCTTGATTGACGGTTACGCCAAGCATCATCTCTAGCCCAACTTTATAAAAGCCAAGTTGTAGGTCAGATGTTGGTCTACGCGCTGATGTCTTAAGGTCAACAATGACTAACTCACCATTAACCTCAAAGACACGGTCAATCACCATCTTCACAGGCACGTCTGCGATGACAGGATTGAGTTCTATTTCGATTGCTTTAGCCCCTTGAGGGGTTTTCCAAATCTTCCAATTCGTATTGCTCTTACGCCAAGATATGTAGTTATCGACCCACTGTGGGCCCTTCTCATTCCACCAGTTAGCATCTTCCTTATTCGGGTTAGCAATGGTTGCTCGTCCAGCAACTCTAGCCTTAGTAAAATCAAGGTCTTTGGTCTCATCACTCCAGGCTTTAGCCCATAACGCATTAGTCATTTGCTAGGTCCCATTCCTCAGTTGCTGCGTGGAATGCTCTACCGCCAGCAGACCAGATGCTTGGTTCTTCAGGTAGTTTTAATAGTCGACCTAGATAATACTGATACCCACAGGTCAGGTAGGTAGTGAATGCCGAGTATGATACGTGGGCTGGCAGTTCATAGCCCTGTAATTGAATCATTTATTTCTCCTGTCGTTAGATATCCTAGCCCTAAGCGGAGGACAGGAGAGTACTCAACACTTGGGCTAGGAATATTTAGTTGTATATATTATAATATATTATATATATTATAAGGGGCTTCGCCCCTATATATATTATATTATATATAAATTATACACTGACTGTCAAAGTTTTTACCAAACCGACACGCCGATAAAAATAAAAAGAACCCCCTTCCCAAGGTAATCACCTTAGGTTGGGGGTCTTGTGGTCTTAAATCGCCTTATAGGGCGTTTAAAGGGCTACTCTGCGCCTCTGCCGAACTCTTTTGCAGATGGGTCAAGCCACTTAAGAACTGGTCCGAGGAACCCTGCTAGGGCTGCTGCTCCGAGGGTCTTAAAGTTGGTCTCGCCCGCGAGGTAGAGTGCAATAGCAGCAGATGCTGCAGCACGGAACCAGGTCAGCGATACTTGCTTTAGTGCTTCCATTTAGATTGCCTTTCGTTTTGTATTGTGAACCTTACAGCAGGTGCATACTGGTACCATTGTGGTACTAGCAGCAACCTTCTTCTTAGGTTGAGGCTGAAGACCAGCCACAATCTGATTCACAATCTTTGGTTGATTCATCCACCAAAACCAGGGACTAGTGTCACTGCGGTGAGTATCATTAATAGAAATATGTAGATGCTTAACGTGAGGATTACTACCTGTATACTTCCTATTGCCTTCTTTGCGTCTGGCTCTTGACCAAATTTTTTTATTGTATATGAGGTAATCCACTCGTTCATCTTCTTTAAGTTTTTCAAAAATGACAGCACAATCAATACCGCCCTCAGGGTCGTGGGTCAAATCTACTGCTAGCCCAGTATTGTGGTC